CGCTGGATTAGATGTACTGACTGTAAATGCATGCTTAGGTGTTGAATCAAATGTAATGTTTGAAATTGTCCATGTTGAATCATTTGCACCACGTACAATTTTTATTGGACGATGATCTTCATGAACGATAATAAGTGTATCGGCTGATTGAGTCCAAACAATATGATCTAAATGTGAGCCAGTTAAACCATAAGTAGATGTATCTAAATATGGATTGCCTAAGCCATTAATATTAGTTATAAGAACTTTGTCTTTATAAATATACATTCTGTCTGTAGTAAAACAAAGCATATAGCTATCATCTACAGAGAATTCAAATGATATTAAACGCACACCATTTGCTGGTGAACCTCCAAGTTCATTAATAAACTTAGTTCCAGGTCTACGTCTAACTCCACCTTGAGGTTGACATACAACATTCTTAGCACGCTCTAAACCATTTTTGTAAGATTCAATATCAACACGTGAGCGAATTAATGGATCAAGCTCGCCCGAAGTAAAGTTAGTTTGTACGTTTACAAACCTAGCCATTAATATCTCACATCAATTAAAGAGAAGTCTTGTATTGCGTTTGTTGGTTGTCCTTGTCCATCAATGTTCATTGCTTGTCTCATGTAACCACCTCGGCCATTTTCGCCAGGTGTGCCTTCAGCAACTTGTTGCCAATAAGCAGACTTTTCATTTTGATCTGTAATCGGCATTGCTAAATGCCAAGCCATTTGGTATTTCAACAATTGAACAAAGAAATGCGGTAGTGCATATTCAGGTATATTGTATTGGTAATCAATGTATACCTTTTCATAATTTGTTAATACTTTATCGCCTTGAATTTTATAATCTCTTCGAGGCACTGCATAAGTTGTACTTGTATCATATAACGCTCTAGGTCTTGCAATCATGTCTGATGGCATTTGATACTCGTACTTGTATTCGTTAGTGGGTGTTGTAATTAATCGAGCTAATTGAACTTTTTTAAATGAAAAGCTCCATGGATAACTTGCTAATGTTTTAATCTTGACATCAGGGTATAGCCTACTACAAATGTTCGATTCATCTGTTCCTTCTGTAAAAGACGAAATTGGACTTGCGCCTAGCATTAATAATGCATCAGAACATATTTTAATATCGGTATCACCAGTTGCCATTTAATATCTCCAAATGTGCAAATAGACGGGAGCATACACCCCCGTCATCTGCATTTTTACTACTTAGTCTGCGTCAGCTACTGATAGTGCTGTACCATCAGAAACGTCAACAACGCCACTTGCATTAGAAAGTACAGTAACTAATGTTGATGTAGGAACAGAAGCGTCCCATACATGAATTAAGTCACCTACTTTTAATACTGTATGTGCATCATTGAAATAACCAGATGTATTAATGTCAGCAATAACATCAGTACCAGGTGCTGTATAACTCCACATTTGAGGAGCGTTACCAGCTTTAGACTGACCACCAATCGGTTGTAGGTTGTCTTTAGTATAAGCCATTATAACTTCTCCTTATCTTAAGATTCACGACATGTGAGTTGAACAATACCCTCAGCATCAATCGCAACAGCAGCAGCAGAAAGAACTGTATTTACTAAGTAAGAAGTTTTTTCTGCGATGTAGTTGATTTCGGTGCGAGGAGCGATACCTTCAGCATAACCCATAGCTTGCTTGTGGAATGCCCAAACAGTTCTATCTAAAGAACCATCAATAGCAAGACCACCTTCTGCACGATCACCCAATACATGGAACTTAAAGCCTAAGAATGTATCAAGTTCACCTTGTACTAAAGCTTTAATTGTATTGAAATCAGATGATGTAACAGCGTTTTCTGAAAGTAAATTAGCTAAAGAATTAGCATGAATAACGATATGACGATCCATTGGAGGAACGTTATTTTTATCCATAAGTTTTTTAGCTTCACGTAGTTTAGCTACGTTTAAGTTTGTATCAGTACCACCAATGTCGTTAGAAACGGTCAATGATGTGCCTGAAGCTGTTAATGCATCAATAATTAACTGATCTTGACGGCGACCAATAGCACTTGATAAAACTTGTACTAACTCTTGTCTTTCGTCAAAGTTAACTTTTTGTTGCATAAAAATATCAGAATACTCAGCAGCATTCCAATCTTGTAGTGTTGCAGTTACTTGTGAAAAATCCACATTAAGAGGTGTAACATCGGTTTGTGGTACACGAAGTGTAGCCGCCCCTTTACCTACTTTTGGAAATTTTACAACTTCACCCTCAACGCCTCGTCTCATGCGTGTAGCACCAACTAATTGTGCTTTAGCTTGGTACGCCTGTTTAACTTCGGCATCAAAGAGTGAAACAAAAGCATTAGATAAACCAATAGCCATTGTTATTCTCCTTATAGAAATTAATAAAAAATTAATCGCTGTGGTATGCCAGAGAATCTGGGCCGGTGCTTGCTATTTACGATAGCCAGTCGTCAAGATTACTTGCGTTAAGGGTTGTATACAGAATAGATACAATATGCCTTGATCCAATTTTACTATCAAATCAAGGCTATTGCAAGAAAGACTAGCTAAAGTTTTGAGCGAATGCTCGTTCTACTTTTTGCCTAAATGATGGGTCAGTGTGATAGCGTTCATCAGCAACCATAGCATAAAGCTCTTCTTTGCTTGGTGCGCCTTCTACCGGAGTTGTTTCTACTGGAAGTTTGCCCTCATAAGCTGATCGAAGTTTTTCTAATGCAGCAATACCTTTAGCTGTACCGCCCATAACTTTAAACTCTTCAAAATCATCTTTTGACCAAACACCTTTGTTTACTAATCCAGATGCCCATTTCACCATACTACCAATTCGAGCATCAGCATTTGGGCCAAGAGATTTACGTTCTTCTTGAATATTAGCTTCAAAAGTTTCCATTGTACCTTCGTTCATTTCTACAACTTGGCTAACTAATGCATCTAATGCTGCTTGACTTACACCATATTCAGATGCCCAATTCATAACGTGTTGTCTAATTGGATCACTTTCTGGCGTATTGCCAAAAGCAGTAGCATCATATTTGCCATCTGCCGGTGGTTTATGTTTTCCTTGTGAGATTTGTTTGCGTAGATCCATCCAAGATTTTGCAATCCCTTCTAGATCAGGTTCGGAATCATCTTTTTTCCAAAAGTTTTCGGGCCACCAATCTGGTCTTTCTAATGGCTCGTCATCTTGTGCTGCTAATTCAGCGGGATCACGATGATCTATTTCTACTTTTTGTGGATCTGATGAGCTGGCTTCCTCATTTTCGACTGTTGCTGAATCGAGTAGGCCAGTTTCTTCAGGAGTTGTTTCTTCTTGAACACTAGGCTCGATTGTTTCTTCGCTCATTATAATTTCCTTGCTCTAATTAACCTTGCTTCTAAGTCCTTTACAATACTATTTTGTCCTTCACGGTAGTAAGCGTAACTTGGATCGCTACCCGGCAAGGCGACAGGTTGCTCAACAACTGCATCACGCAGCCATTGCATTAGTTTTTGACCTTCTTCATTGCCTATTACTCTAAGCACTAATCGGTCTAAATCATCTCTTTGTTGCTGTACATCTCTAGTATCAAGCGGTAATGCTTGCTCTAAATCATCCCATCCAGCCATAATCTATCCTTGTTGTTGTGTAGCGGCTTGGGCAACTTGAGCAACAGCTTCAGGATTTTCTTGCGCCATTTGCATCATTTGCTGTTCTTGCATTGCTTGAGCCTGTTGTTGTTGTAACATCATTCTTTCTTGTGGGGTTGGTCTAAGTTTTTGTGGTACGCCTAGTTTGTCAGCAATATAATCCATCATTTCATCCATCTTAATAGACATTGCTGGGTTCGGTGTTTGTTGTGCAATTTGTGCGTATTGCATAATATTTTGTACATCTTCCATGTTTTGTGCCATGGCTAATGGAGCAACTGGACTAATTTTAATTTCTAAGCCATTTACTTTGAGTGGCAAAGTAATAATACCGCGCTCATCCATCACTTCTAAAATTTTGCTCACTAATGGAATCATGGTTTCATTAATCAATCGACCAAATGCAGAACCTAAATTTTGTGATAATTCTTTCATACGCTCTACAACTTCTGTCGCACTACGTGCTGACATATTATCAGGAGGTAAGGATTCATCTAATAGAATACGTTTAATGTTTTGTACAAGATCATTAATCACAATTTGTGATACATTAAAATCACCCGAACGTGGTAATGGTCTAAGCGATTCACCTTGTGGGCCACCGTTACGTGCTACAGGAATAATTGCACCTGGCATAATCTTAACGGTATTTGGATTTAATACACCATCATCCGCAGCAGTATAGACACCACTGATTGCAAGTGATGCATTTTTTAATACCAATTCTTTTGTTTTATTTAATGTTTTAATATCAGGTAATGCAGTAATTAATGGGCCACGACCATACAATTCACCCGCTACTTTT